ACTTTCCCGGCACCAGCTTTTGGAAGCCCGAGGACATAGCAAAACTCGCTGAGCTATTCGGAGAATTAGTCTGCCTCGAGAAACCAGCGGAGGGCCAGTGAGCGCAGATCCCAAGCCATCCAGCCGGCAAGAGGCCGAAACCGAAAAGGTTCCGGTCATGGTCTACATGCCCCCAGACATCTACGAATACTGTGAGCAGAAGCGTAAGGACTCAGGATTGTCCAAGTCTGCCTTCATTGTCTGGATCATCCGGCAGGCGAAACGCACCTGAACACAATGTTACACAATATATTCTGCTCGTGATTCCACTTAGTACCTTGATTTCCTGCTCTGCTTAGTTCATAACCACATGTAACGACTAAGGGCTCACAAATAGGATGGGCGGCGTTCTGATTCCCCCGTCCGCCGCTTATCTGAAAGACCGTAGCCTCGCACGGTAAAGCGGGGTCCGCAGGTGACAACACTACCAGTGTCTGCCAAAATTGGCGTTCTCGAATCCCACCAAAATCATAGTGAATCCCCGGCGCGGCGCGTCAAGAAAACCGTCGCCTTGACTCTTGTGCGTAAAGCACTGGCGGAGTGGGTTAATAAGGCCGTCATACGGATGCGGTCGCCCATGAGTTACGTTCCTGAGCTGGCAAGATCCGCCCGAATCGTGCAGGTGCAGCAATCATTCGATTACGACTATCCCGATTATTTATTTGCGGACATTCCTAAGCGTACGTTTTGGCGGCAACCCCTTTTATTGACGTATCCAGCGAAGGACCAAAGCTCATTCGCGTGAGAGGAATTTTATGATGCACGTTTGTCCGAATTGTGGTTATTGCCCGTGTTGCGGTCGGCCTAATCCTTATCATCATCAGCCATTTATCCAGCCGCACTTCCAGCAACCTTGGGCTGGTACGGGTCCGCTCGGCGGTGCGTCGGGCGGAGTTAACACGCCCAATTTTGACGAACTCACTGCTAAGCTCCAACAGTGGCAGCAAAATCAGCAAGGCAATTCCTAGCGTAAGTGGCAGCGGCCCCGGACTCTGCTGAGACAGAAAATCCGAGGCCTGACCGAACAAGCATTCATACCATACCTGCTCGGCTGCGGGGAATTTTACTCCTGAGTAGCTCGTTCCGCACTTATGCTGCCCCCTTTCGTTCACGATCTTCTCCAAGTCGGGAATACGGCGCTCTGGCGACTTTCAATCTTCAACTATCAGCACAAGCTGATGTGGAGTGACTTCGCAAAGCGGAAGGGCATTGACCCGAACGGCGGCAAGGTGGTGGCAGGGGATTGAGTCGTGCGCCGCTTGCTGCCTCTGCTCTGCCTGGTACCTCTGGGCGGCTGCGCGGCCAAAAGGCCCGTCAATTATCACTGGACAGGCTGCCGAGTAACAAACACCTGGACGGATGCAGACGGAAATGAGCGCAAAGATTGTGACTGCCAAAATGGTAAGCAAATCGGCATCGACGCGAAGACTGGCGCAAGGATTATCCGGTGCCAATGACCTTTACGGAGCATGTTCGCAACTGTGCCGAATGCAAGGCCGGCAGAGAGTGTGCTGAGGCTGTGGCGATAATCGGCGGCTACTTCATGGATGAGCTGGTTCAAGCGATTTACCGACCGAACGATGCCGATGCTGACAATGACGTGCAGCGGCGTCGGGAGTGGAACCGGCAAGCGTGGAAACGCAAATGCGCCAAGCTGAAGGGAATGGCGGCTAAAGCGTAAATGGATCCAGAATCTCTAGTCGATCAAGTCAAGCAGCAAGCGACTCTCTACGGAGTTGACCCGGCCTTAGCCTGTGCGGTCGCAGAGCAGGAATCAGGATGGAACTGCTGGGCCATTCGCTTTGAGCCTGCATTTGAGCGCAGGTACATTCACCCGGCATTACCCGATGCTCCGACCACGGAAGAAATGACTCGCGCTATGTCCTTTGGGCTGTTTCAGGTGATGGGCGAAAACGCGCGCGCAATGGGATTCCAGCACCAGTTCCTCTCGGCTCTGTGCGATCCGGACATAGGTATCTCGGTAGGGGTTAGGTTCCTGAAGAAATGCTTGGACGCGGCCGGCGGAGATGTGACGAAAGCCCTGCTTCGCTGGAATGGCGGCGGAAATTCGTACTACCCGAGTCAGGTTATGGCACGGATGGCAAAGTACCAGACGGTCGCGCAATGACGCCTGCGCAGACAGAGCAACTAAAGGCCAAGATTCTAGCCCTACCTCCCAAAGCTCACGAGCCATGTGAAACGTGCGGATGTTCTCACTGGCTGCACGGAAAGCTTGGAATATCTCACGAGTTTGTCAGAAAGGTGAAGCAATGAAGTTTCTATCGCAATTCAAGACTTGGACACACGTTCTGGCCGGCGCGGTCGTAACCGGAGTAACACTCTATGTGTCGAATGACGCAATCCGCGGCGCCGTTAACGGACTGCTCGGAGCCAAAGGCGCAGCGATTCTCGGCGGACTGGCAACGATCATTCTGGCCTACGCAAACCCAAACAAATGAAGCTTGTGTGTCATTACTCAGGCAATAAAAGTAAGCGTTTCTGGGATGCTGTTAATAAGCTCCCAAGGAACGAGGGCGGAGAAACCGCTTACATGCTCGGCGTGGTGCTGCAAGAGGTCGAGGCGCGAGTACTAGGTTTCTTGGAAAAGCATCAGCAGAAAATCGGCGCGGAACATAGTAAACGATTCGCAAAGTCAAAAAAGTAAATGCCTCTACACGCAATGAGCTGGTGGGCCAAGGACATCTGGTACGCGTTCATCGCCTACTTTGCCATTAATGAAGCTTGGGCACTCTACCAGCAGCACAAGGGAATAAGACGCGGCGCGGTACCGCTGACCTGGGTGATACGCGATCTGACTCCGAAGTGGCTGAGGGCGATGATCCTTGGCTGGCTGGCATGGCACTTTTTAAGTTCGTGAACAGCGCAATTTCCATTCTCGTGTTGGGCGTTGCGGCCGCAATCGCATACATCGTTGGCATTGAGCGAGCGGGGCGCGAATACGACACCAAGCTAAAGCGGCGCTACTCCCACAAAAAGGCAGAGAAACTGGCCCGCAAACTCATTGAATCTGAAAGGACAAACTGAATGAACAAGCTAACTCGCAGAGACTTCGCGAAATTCGCCGGTATGGCTGGAGTCGGAGCATTCGTGCTGCCTGAGATCCTGATGACCACCGGTTGTCCCAAGATCGGCGCGGACCAAATCGTTGCAGGGCTCCAGGTGGGCGAAGAAATCTGGGCAGCAGCCATTCCAATCATCGCGGCGGGTAATCCGGCGGCAGCTGGAATCATGTCGCTCGCAGATGTGGGCCTGAAAGACTTGCTGACTCTCTACAACAAGTTTGAAGCGGCATCGGCCACGGAGAAACCCGGCGTCGCGGGGCAAATCCACGCGTTGCTGAACACGCTCACAGGCAATCTCTCAACAGTGCTGGCTGACGTGCACATCAAGAACCCGGACTTGGTGAAATACATCGACATCGCGGTCGCGGTCGTGAACACCGGTTTCGGCTACTTGCTCAAGAAACTGCCCACCGGTTCAGTAGCGGCCCAATCTTCCATACTGCAAACTCAAGCTCTGCCAGTTATTCCTAAAGCCAAATCAGCCAGTGATTTAAAGAAAGCCTGGAATGCTGCTGTAGGGGCTGCACACCCTGAGGCAATGGTGAAATGAGCAACGACAAGATAGTAGGACACACCTTACACATCAAGGTTTTCTACGGTCCTTTTGAATTGCTCGGTGATGGGAAATTCGGCCAGCGTCCGTGCGGTTTGGCTTGGCGAGACGCGGACGGCGCAATACACCGCAGCGGCAGAACGCCAAGCATAGAACAATTGCAGAGCTTGAAATACCCAACCAGTCATCCGGAAGCGATGGTGAAGTAGTTTATGCATAGTTTTCAAATTATGCGATGCCCAAAACGCGGCTGGAATGCATAAAAGACCAGAAATGGCTGACGAACTTCCCCAACCCGAAGGCGTTAAGAAGGTGTTACGCGGGGGCCATTCGCCTGAAATTGGCGCTGCTACGCGAATCAAACCTGGACAAGTACTTAACCCCGAGGGAAAGAATGGGCAGGACTGGATTACCCAGGTATTCCGCGAAGTCTTTCAGGACAAGCCTTTTGTTGCTGCTCAGGTCCGCAAGATTATGAAAGGGAAGAGTGCGATGGCCAAGGTTCTATTGCTGGAAAAGGCACTCGACCGCCTTGAGGGGAAAGTTGCTCAGCCAGTGCAGGTAAGTGGCGAATTGCGGGTCAGTTTGGCAGATGAAATCAGGGCCGCGCGTGAAAGGGCAGAAGCCGGATGATCTGTCCTACTCCAGAGCAGGCAGAGGATCAGCGAATGTTGGCCGCTGACCTAACCAAATATAACCATGATCCGCTCGCGGCTGTGCGGTATGGCTTTAAGTGGGGCAACGGTGAACTAAAAGGCCATGCGGGCCCGCGGGGCTGGCAAGCGGCGATCCTGAAAGATATTGCAACTCATCTAAGCAATCCCGAGACACGATTCAAACCTTACAAATGCGCTGTCAGTAGCGGGCACGGTATTGGCAAATCTGCCCTTGTGGCCTTCATCATCTGGTGGGGACTAAGCACCTTTGAAGACTGCAAAGTAGTCGTCACGGCCAACACCAAAGGCCAGCTCGATTCCAAGACGCAGCCTGAGTGTGCAACCTGGTTCCGGAGGGCGCTGAATGCTAACTGGTTCGATGTTCATGTTAGCTCCATCCGAGTACTTGAAGAGAACCATGATCAGACTTGGCGCTGTGATTTCATGCCGTGGAGTGAAGACAACCCTCAGGCATTCGCCGGCGCGCACAACCAAGGCCGCAGATTAATCCTCATCATGGATGAGGCCAGCGAGATTTCCGCCAAGATTTCGACTGAGGTAGGCCGCGGCGCGCTGACAGATGCTTATACGGAAATCCTCTGGTTCAAGTTTGGCAACCCTACTCTGAACAGTGGCGACTTTTACGATTGCGTTCATGGTAATCAGCGCCATCTGTGGAAATACCACGTCATTGATTCCCGCGAAGTCGAAGGCATCAACACCGAGGAAATCAAGGAATGGGTTGAGCTCTACGGGGAAGATTCAGACTTTGTTCGGGTCCGTGTTCGTGGACTACCGCCGCGCCAATCGAGCGGCCAATACATCGGGCAGGACACTATCAAGAATGCTCAGGACCGCCTACCCCGGAGTCTGCCTGATGATGCCCTAGTCGCCGGCGTTGACTTCGCGTGGGGCGGCGCGGATGACAACGTAGTGAGGTTTCGCAAGGGCTATGACGCCAAGACTATTCCACCGGTCAAGGTCAAAGGAGAATTTACCCGCGACCCCGCGATAATGGTTGGCAAGCTCTCTCAAATCCTGACCGCACGGTACAACGGCGAAAAGCTGGACATGCTGTTCTTCGACTCCGCCGGCATCGCGGCTCCGGTAGAAAGCCGGCTGAGAGCCTTGGGATTTGGCGACCGCATCATGGTTATTAACTTTGGCGCGGACTCGCCGCATATTCGATGTGCCTACATGCGCGATTACATGTGGTTCCGCATGAATGAATGGCTGGCCGAGGGCTCGATTGACCGTGACCACGAACTGGCTGCGGATCTTGCCAAGCCGCTCCTCGTGAGTGACCCGAAGCAGCGCATCAAACTTGAGCCCAAAGAGATGATGAAGAAACGCCTGGCGCGTATGGGGATAGATTCCAGCAGCCCGGACGATGGAGACGCTTTGGCGCTGACGTTTGCTATGCCGGTACAGAAGAAATCGGCCAACATGGCCCAGCCACAGCAACCGCGCGGGCGTGGGTTCATGTGGGGATGAGGGAACAAGTTTGAGCAACTCAAGGGGCGGTGGTGCCCGAGAGCAGGAACGGACCTGACGACATTCTACGACCTGTTGCGGCATGAATGCTGTGGCATTGACCCCCGCGCAAGACTGATGCGGGACAGGTGCTGAATCACAAAGCAGCGTGAAATGCTGAAGCCGCCCACAAATAAAAATCATGGCAAAACTGAAATCCGCAACCCGTAACAGCCTGCCGAAGTCAGAGTTCGGACTTCCTGGCTCGCGAAAATACCCGATGCCTGACCGCTCTCATGCTGCGAACGCAAAGTCTCGCGCGACTCAGCAAGTCCACAAAGGCAATCTCTCGCCTTCGGCTGCGGCAAGGATCAGGGCCAAGGCCGACCGCATTCTCGGAAAGGGGAAATAACACATGCCAAAAGGAATGGGCGCTTACGAGGCGATGTCTCAGGCTCCAACCATGAAGACGCCGAAAGCCCCGAAGAAAGAGCTGAGCCACATTGAACTGCGCGAAGGTGAATCGGGCGGGCACGTGGCTACCCATCACTTCACCAGCTACGAGCACAAGCCCGAGGACCATGTTTTCGGGGAATCAGAAGGCGGGAAGCTCATGGCGCACCTGAAAAGCGAACTGCACATCGGAGAAGGCGAAGAGTGAACGAGCACGAGCGCCGAAAACTCGAAACCAGCCTGATTCGGTCAGGGTTCTCCGGGTTGAACGATCCCGACTTGGTTCCGGAGTTGGCCAAGCTGATCGCAAACCATGAGATTCTGCGGGCGCTGCTCAATGACTGCTCACGTATGGAACGTTACGCCATGCTGGAGGCCGTGCGACCACATCTGCCCTTCAAGGCGCTGACGGTAGAAGACTACGAGTCGAAGACCGCGGAGAAGTTTGAAGAGTACGAATCGGAGCGCAATCGCATCATTCGCGGCGATCAGGAGTTTGAGCGCGTAGCTAAAGAGTTGGCATCGCATGTCCTGATTAAACTGCAATGCTCCAAATGTCCTAGGTCGGCAGAGTTTATGGGCGAGACGCCGCTGGGCGCTGTCATTTTGGCCCGGCAGGATGGCTGGGTGCGCGAGCGTGGGACAAACAAAGAAGTTTGTCCGAAGTGCGAATGCGTAGATCGCGGAAAACGCAAACGCTGTCCTGGATGTTCACGGAGACACTTTGCGCCGGATTGCAGAGTCATTGGCAAGGTTGAGCCTGGAGCGCCGTTGGTTGGTGGGGCCAAGAAAGGCCATATGGATGTCTCGAATGGGACGGTGAATTGATGCCCTGGACCCGCCGCCAAGTCCGCTTTCTTGAATCCTCAGGCTCGCCGCTGACCTCAGCGCAGAAAGCCAAGATGAACGCCGAATTGCACGCCGATCCAGCAATGGGCCACGCGAAAAAGGGCTCCAGTGAGTTAGAGAGAGACTCGCATATGGCCCGCCAGAGGGAAGACTTCAAGAAGTACTCGGGCAAATCCACAACTTACGATCATGCCCGCCCCAAGCGTCAAGTACTGACCCGCTACAAGCGTAATGCCTGATTATCCGGTTCCAGACAAGCCAGTAGATGTTAAGCCCGCTGAACCAGTAGCGGACACTCCTGAAGCGCGTCTGCTCAAGGAGATCCGCGAAGATTATCGGCACTTCAAAGACTATTGGCGCGAAAACCGCGAAGAGATGGAAGCGGACATGCGCTTTGCCGGCGGAGATGCGTTCTCTTCCGACGAACGTGCCTTCCGTGAATCACTGAGCCGTCCCTGCGAGACTCCCGACGAGCTGAGCCAGTACGTCAAGCAGACTAACAACAATCTTCGCCAGAACAAACGGGATTGCAAGATTTCCCCGGCGAGCGAGGATGCCAACGGAGACGATGCAGAGAAGCGGGAAGCGGTACTTCGAGGCTTAAACCATCGTGGCAACTTCCAAGCGTGTTTCCAGACAGCCTATGAGCAATGCACCTGGAGCGGGTTCGGATTTCTCGGAATCTCGATCCGCAAGACGATGGAGGGCCATCTTGAGCCCCGGCCCCGGCGCTTAGCTAACCAGTTCACGGTCCTGCTCGATCCCTACGCCAAGGAAGCAGATTACTCCGACCAGAAAAAGTGTTTCGTTCTGGATGTCATGCGGAAGGCTGACTTTGGGCACGAATATCCGAATGCTCAAAAGAAAAGCTTTGACGCTGACGACGCGAAAATTGCTTCCGACTGGATTCTGGGCGATGAAATCATTGTGGCCGAGGCTTGGCGGGTAGAGGACGGCAAGGTATTCCAGTACATCACCAACGGCTTGGAAATTATCGAGAAAATCCCCTGGGTTGGAAGCTGGATTCCGATTATCCCGATTCTGGGCGAAGAGATATACGTCACTGAAGGCGGGCGGACCAAGCGCAAGTATCTCTCGCTGATTCGCCGGGCTCGCACTCCGCAGAAGATGCTGGCATTCATTGCTTCACAGGAGCTTGAAGAGTTCGGCATGGCTCCGCGCGCGCCATTCATTGGCTACAAAGGGCAGTTTACAAGTCCTGACTGGCCGACCATCAATACAAATCCGAAGCCGTTCATTGAAGTTGAGGCCTTGCCCGATCCGCTGGACGCGCAGAAGGTTCTGCCGCTTCCGTCGCGTCCGCAATACGTTCCCAATGCTCAAGCTTACGAAGTGGCCCGCGAAGCATGGCGCAGAGGCGTACAGGCAGCAATGGGAATTACGCCTCTACCGAGCGCAGCGCAGCGCCAGAACGAAAAAAGCGGCATTGCCTTAGAAAAGATTCAGAACCAGGAAGCGGTCGGGAGCTACCACTTTACCGATAACGCTGACCGGGCGCTGGTGAATTATGGCCGCCAGATGAACGAACTGATTGACAAGGGCATGAGCCACGGCCGGCATGTGGGAGTCAGGAAGCAGGACGACACGCAAGGGCTCCTGTATCTCGCCAAGGATGGTGAAAAGACTCCACCGGAGATGGCCCCAGAAGATGTTTTGGTAGTTGGACGAGGTTCCTACGATTTGGCGATTACCACCGGGCCCAGCAAAGAGAGCGAGCGCGAAGACGCTCAGTCAGTATTCGACACCATCATCCAGAATCTCCAGGCATTACCTGTCCCGCAGCCGATTGGGCAGAAAATCCTATCTCTCGCCTTGCGGTTAAAGAATGCGGGCCCGCTGGTTGACCAGATGGCAAAGCTACTGGACCCCGAGGAAGGGACTGCTGAGGAAAAGGCGCAAAAGCTGATGCAGCAGGCCCAACAGCAACAGCAACTCATGCAGGAGCTTCAGGCCGAGCTGAGCAAACTGCAACTGGAAAAACAGGGCAAGGTCTTAGAGCTCCAGGCCAAGCATGAAATCGAAAAGATGAACTTCGAGCTCCAGAAAATCAAGATTGACGCATCAATCGCCATCGCGGAGATACAGACCAAAGCGCAGATTGCGAGCGAGCGCGAGGCGGAACTGGCGCAGACCAACCGCGAACTGCACCAGGCCGCTCACGAGACAGCTCTTTCCGCGCAAGAGCACGGCCAGACGTTAGAGCAGAGTGCGCAGACAGCCGCACTACAGCCTCCGCCTGAGCCTGCTCAGCCACAAGTTTAGAAAATCCCATCATCGAGGAAAAACGATGCCTAATGACGCAACAGTAACGACAGAAGCGGCCACGTCAACCGCGACCAAGGAAACACCTAACCCTTATGCTTCCGGCAAGCTGACAAAAGAAATCAGCGAAGCCTTTCTTACAGGCAAACAGCCTGCCCCGCCGGCCAAGACCACGGAGCCTACGGCAACTCCTGACACGTCGAAAGAGACGCCATCCGCGCCAGACGGCAAAAGCGCGACCGCTACGGAAACGGTCAAAGAAACGAAGCAGGATCGCCCGAAGAAAGACGGCCCTGAAGCCCGAATTGATGAACTGACCCGCAACTGGCGCGAAGAACAACGCCGAACCGCCAAGCTCGAACAGGAACTCTCAGAAGCCCGCAAGTCGCAAACGACGCAGAAAGAACCCCCGGACTCGTCAGCCGCAGCGACTACGGAAGAACTGAAAGAACCTGTCCTCCCTGAACTCAAAGACTTCGAAGGCAAACCAATGTCGGAGTACGACGCGGCTCTCCGCAAGTACAGCCGGGAATTGGCAGCCTACGAAGCCAAGAAAGCGGTTCAGGACTATGAGCAGCGTCAAGCGAATACGCAGCGCCAGCAGACGGTCAACCAGCAGTTGACGGAAGCCAAGAAACGCTATCCGGACTGGGATACGGTCGGCAAGGCGGCCATTGAAGCAGTCTGGGGAGATGGCAAGCCTGAATCCGGCGCTCATCCCGCGGTGAAACATGCCCTGGGAATGACAGCCGAGATGACGGACTTGCTGTATGTCCTTGGCGGCGACAAGGGCTTACCGGAATTCATTGCGCTATCCAGGCGCGATCCGGTAGCAGCCATCATGGAGCTAGGCGTGAAACGCGCTCTGCTCATGCCGGAACTGGCAAAGGCCGCGGACGAACTGAAGAACAAGGGCGAAAAGAAAGATCCTCCTGCTAAGACCAAAACCGATGAACCACAGCTAACGCGGGAAGTTGGGACCAGGGGAACTGGCCCGAGCGATCCCGCAGCGGATGCGGTTCGGCGCGCTAACGGCAAATTGACCAAAGAGGTCCAGGCCGAATGGCAGCGCAAAGCGGCTTTGCGCTTCAAGTAGCTGAGGCGCAAGCGGGAAGGTATTCGGTAATCAGTGGCAAACAATTTTGCATTACCCAACTGGGTAGCCATGAAAATCCTGTGGTTCCTCAAGAACTCACTGGAAGTTGCGGCCCAGTTCAATACCGAGTGGGAAGCGGAATTCACAAAGAGTTTCCCGGTCGGCTCGCAAGTTCAAATCAAACTGCCCCAGTACTGGCTGGTAAATGACGGACTGGGTTATCAGCCTCAGGGCATTAACCGGCTGGTGACGAGCATCAACCTGGATCAGATTTTCAATATCCACTTCGAGTGGGATTCCTACGAAAAGCTGATTGCGATGGAGCGCAACGAGGAAGAACTGGAAGAAGCCTATTTCCGGCCCGCCGGAGAGCAGCTCGCACAGGAAGCCGACACCCGCGCTGCGAACTGGGCCACACTCTACACTTCGAACGTTGTAGGGACGTTGGGCACGGATTCAACCACGCTCTCACCGTTCACTGCGGCCGAGCGGCGTTTGTTTGAGAAGGCCTGCCCTCCCGGCAAAAAGCACATGTGCATTTCGCCGTCTTTGATGGAAAGCTACGTGAAGAACAACGTCACGCAGTTCAATCCCACCAAAGACATCGGCGACATGTTCCGCCGGGGCGTGATTGGTACGGTAGCCGGGGCAACCTTCTATCGCTCCAACTCGCTATTCAAGCAGACTGCCGGAACCATTGCATCGACTCTGACCGTCACCGGGGCCAACCAGTCGGGCTCGTCCCTGGTTGTAACCGGATCGAATGCTGACACCATCAATGCTGGCGATAAGTTCTCTATTGCCAGCGTGAACGGCGTCAATCCCCGTACCCGGCGCGCGGGCTCGATGGGCGTCCAGAACTTCACCGTTGCCCAAAACTACACGCTGACCGGCGGCAACGACACCATCAACATCTTCCCGGCAATCTTCGGCCCTGGATCGCAATACCAGAACGTCGATTCTCTGCCGGGCAATGGCGCTGCAATCACCATGTGGCCCGGAACCGCGTCACCGAACGGCAAGGCTGGGCTAGTCTCCCTGCTTCTGACCAAATACGCATTCCTGATGGCTGGCGGGAAGTTCGAGAATCCCAAGGCTGTCGAGAAAGCGGAGATGGCGGAAGACGAAGAGACGGGTCTTTCCATCGCCTTCGTGCGCGCCTACGACCAAAAAGAACGCAAGATGACCAACCGCTATGACTGCTGCTTGGGCTTCGGCCTCGGCTACCAGGACAACGGCGCTGTGGCAGTGGCGGGAGCATAAGGAGACAACCAAATGAAAAAACTGATTCTCGCACTCTCTCTGCTGCTGTTCGGATTGCCTGCGTTCGCGCAGATCATTGCGACCAACACCACACTGTCTGCGGCGGTGGCTGACTCAAAAAGTCAGCTCATTGTTGTGGCCTCGGCTACGGGCATCAATGTGCGCTCGGCCTCGGATAACACCAAGGCTACGCTGCTCTATATTGACCGTGAGGCGATGGACGTTACCGCGGTAAACGGTACGACTATCACCGTGCGGCGCGGCGCGGAATCGACTCCGGCTACTCCCCATGCTTCTGGGGCGGTAGTCTTTGTCTATCCGCGGTATCTGTTAACCAACATCGGTGGCGGCATGATCGACAATGCCCCATCGTTCCCCGGCGGCTCCTGCACGCGAGGCAATGAACTGATTTTGCCGCGCATTCAGTTGACTTCCGGCCTGTTCTCCGATTGCATCGGCGGCCAGTGGGTTAACGGAGACGCGACACAGACCACGCGAACCCTGTTCAACCTGTTCCGCTATCCCGATCCTGGATCTACAACCCTGTCCACCATTGAAACGTCAGGCACTGCGGCCGCGGCCAACACGGAGATTTACTGCACGGAGCTCGACTTGCCGTACAGCGTGTTGATTACCGGCTTGGCGGTTCTGAACGGGACCACCGTAGGCACGAACAAGCACTTCCTGATTCTCTACGACGCAACCGGGAACGTGCTTGCCAATACCGCGACGGCGGGAACGCTGACGGCTGGCGCATCGACTTACCAGAAGATCAACCTCGTCAACAAGTATTACGCGGTTGGTCCGGCCCGGTATTTCGTGTGCGACGGCTTGAACGGAACCACGGACACCATTCGGCACGCCTCTACCGGCTCGAATGACAACATCCTTGGCGGAACTGTTGGCACTCAGGTATTCGGCACGGCCATCAAGATCACCGTTCCGAGCTCGTTTACCACGGTGAAGGTTCCGTACATCGCGATCTTTTAACCCATCAACCCAAGGGGCTGCCACATAAGCGGCCCCTACTTTTCCTGAAAGGAATTTTCAATGGCAAATCTACACGCAGTTCCCGAACCGCATCCATCAACCGCCAAGTACCGCCAAGCTGACAGTCAGCCTGGATACGTTCACCAGGAATTTCCCAAGCTCGTATACAAAGGCAAAAACCACAAATCCGTTGCCAATGCCGAGGAACAGGAAGCGGCCATTGCTGAGGGCTTTGACCTTAAACCGCCGGCCCCGCCCAAAGAGGAGGAGTAATGCCGCAAGCCATTGACGAAGAGAAAATGACGGCGAAGTTTCAGGCCAACCAGACGTTCGACATGCACGCTCCACCCCTCAAGAACATTCCGCACATGGAATTTCCCAAGATGCTCTACCTCTGGCCCAAAGACAAGACTCTTCCTCCGACCAGCAAAACGGCCATTGCCGCGAATGAAAAAGAGGAGAAAGCTCTGCTGAAAAAGGGATACCGCACGCAGCCGCACGTGCAGGAGTTCCCCGGCGATCTTCCCGAGGGCTTTGAGCCGGATTTGTCGCAGGGAAACTAATTGCCGAACTTCACGGCGCAAAACACTACGGTTTCGGTCAAGGTCGGGGATCTGTGCGACTCGATCTTGCGGGAACTCGGAGTCACGGCGCAGGGCGAGAACTCGTCTGCGGGAAATTCCAACTGGGTATTGGAGAATCTTCAGCGGCGTATTGACCTGGTTAACGCTCAGCGGCAGTTGATCTATGCCGAGACGTTTCCAGTTTTCAATCTGCTAACCAATACCCAGCCAATCACTATCGGGCCGGGCGGGCAATTCGTGCTGCCTGCTCCACCGATCAGGATTGTTGGCTGCTCTTTGATTCTCACCGGCGGCGTAGAGATCGAGATGCAGATGCTCACTGAAGCGCAGTGGGAAGAAGTCTCGATTAAGGGGCTCACGTCTACTATTGCGGTAGCGCTGTACTATGAGCGCCAGTTCCCGCTCGGCAATCTCTACTTCTGGCCCGTCCCAACGCAGGCTAACCAGGTCCGGTTGCGGATCTGGCAAAACCTGCCGCAAGCTCTCTCACTCGTGACGGCTCTGGCTCTCCCACCGGCGTACTGGGCTTATCTGGTTTGCGCTGGAGCGTTCGATTCTGCCGTGTCTTACGGTATGGCCGCAATGCAGCGGGTCGGCTCGGAAGTATTCAAATCGAAATACCGCGAAGCGCTGAACGCGATCAAAGACAACAATGCCGACGTGCCCCCGCTCAAGAGTGGAGTTCCATCGGGACACAAAGGCAGCGTCATTCCCGATTTCAATTTCCTGACTGGTTTCAGTAGGTAAACCATGAAAAAACTCATTCTCCTGCTTCTGCTCGCGCTTCCCTGCTTCGCGCAGCAAGGGCTTGCCCCGACCGTCATTACCGGAAACCTGACAGCCTCAAGCTCAAGCTGTCTAGCCTCAAATTGCACGACCGTTGCTCTGCTCGGGCAGCAGTCGGCAGTGACCGTGCAGCTCACCGGAACATGGTCGGCAACCGCTCAATTTGAAATCAGTTCCGACAACGGAACCACCTGGAATGCATGGAGCGGCCAGCTTCAGAATGCTACGTCCTTCGCGTCATCCGCGACGGCCAACGGGGTCTGGCAATTTAACACGGCGGGATATACCAATTTCAGGGTAAGGCTCTCCGCGTTTTCCTCAGGCACTGTCGCGGTCACAATCACCGTTGACGCTGATATTCCATCGCTCGCAAATTTCTTCGCAAACACTCCGGGTACAAGCGATCCCTGCCAGAACCCCGGAGTCTTGAAGTCCAATGTCGCAATCAATATCTCGTCTGCTACTACTACAGCGCTGGTAGCGGTATCGGGAGCGACCGCCGTTTATGTCTGCGGCTTTTCTCTGACCATTAGCCAAGTCGCAACCACGGCAAACACCATCGCCTTCGAGCAAGGCACCGGCGCGGCATGCGCTGGAACCCCGACGGCCTTGACGGGCCTCTACGGAGCGGGCGGAGTGACGGCGGCTGCTCCCATCGTGATTTCTCAGTCG